TTCATATGTCATACTAAAAGTTGCAGTCACTAAAACATTAGATATTTTTGAAGGAGAAAAAGTTCCACTCATATGTGAAACCCATCCACTGTCTCCAGTCAATGTTCTATTAGTTGTTGTGACATTTGCAGAATAAAGTAATCTAGCTCCATCTGGAATACCAGTCCCTGCTGCGTTTTGAATTGCATTTGCTTTTAAGGTACTCATAATTTTATACTATCGTCCAAGTTGCTCCAGTATTTACCGTAACCGTAATACCCGTATTTATAGTGATGGGTCCAACACTCATTTCGTTAAAAGCACTCGTAATTCCATAATTTGCTGAAATTGTTGAGGTATTTCTATAAAATGGTGCTGTTTCCGTACTAACAGGACCTGATGCAGTTATAACTCCAGAAACCATGGCTCCTGTATTGGTATAAGTGATTGTGCCCAATCCTGAAGTATTTTTTGAAGCGTCTACTCTAATTTCTGATGGCATTTTAATTCAATCCTAATAATGTTTTAAGTTCTTCTACAGTTAATCCAGAAGCCTGTAGTTTTTCTTCTGGCGTCAGAGGAGTTGGTTCTGGAATTGGCTCTGCTGGTAATGGTTGATTACCTTCTTGCAACCACAGGATATACTGTTGATAATCAGTATTTGCTGGATCTCGTGGAATATGAGCCCCGTCATCAAGACGAATAACTGTTGTTAATTGTGTTAATTGGTAAGTCATAGTTCTTAAAATTCTGCAGAGGCGGTGTGACTATTATAGTCAAGAAATTGTCCATTTGAAACGTTGGTATAAGCACTGAATCCATCAACACTAATGTCTAGTCCTTGTGCTCCACCAGAAATAGGAGATGCGTCACTGATATCGACTATGACTGTGACGGTCGGAATAGCTCGCATGGTAACGGGAAAGTCCACAGAAACCTGCATAGCACTCACTCCGCCGTTCTGGTTATACATTCGCTTATTAAAACCGCTACTGGTTCTCTTTTGATAATATCTCTGGCAGAGTTGTAATTCTTGAGATATGATTCTTCTCTCAAAAGGTGTCGCAACTGAACCTAATTCTAATTGAACGCCAGTGATTTGGAGTGTTGCACCATTTGTAGAAATAAGGTTTGTTCCACTTGTAGAACCGACATAATTTCCAGACACCCAAGAATTTGATGTTGCAGTTTTATATGTAGTTCCCGAACCTAAATCAAAAATTATAGTATATGCTGCACCATTATCTTGAGACGGAACTTGTACAGTATCACCAGTGGCAGTAACAGTTATATACTGCCAAGTATTTGCTGAGTTGATTGTATAGTTAAAGGCATAAGATCTAGGATTTACAAGCACCCCTTGAGTTTGACGAAAAGATCCAGTAAAAGTACCAGTTAATGATGATTTAACCCAAAAAGATAAGGCAACTGTTTTTGCCGATGCAGTTCCATAGGCAAAATCGATTATATTATAACCTTCTATTACTTGAGCAAAATAAAATGTATCGCCAGCAGCAGGAGTTTTTGCATTAGTAACTGTATATTTTATACTATTAAAAAATCCTGCAGGAGCATCTGCAACTCTTTGTGCTGTTGCTGTTCCAGTACCAGCACCACCGGCAGCGGAAGCAATCCACCTATCAACTGGATAACCAGTTGAATTATTCAAAGTCACAGAACCACCAGCGTTTCTCTGATCTATTTCCATTGCCGAATTTATTAGCCGATTTCTGGTACCACTAATAGGACCTCCGTTGACTGAAGAAATAGTGCTTGAAGAAGATAAACTTGCTCCTATACTCGCAAGGTTTCCTGAAGTATCATAAAATGTTACACTATTTGATTGTGCCGTAATACTACTAATACCAGAAACATTGTTTATATTAATGATTGTCATAATTATCCCTCAAATCACAACAAAGTTTCCGTTAATGGTTAATACACCAGTAACATTCACTGGACCAGCCATATGTCCATTATAATTGGTACCAACAAATTGATTTCCGTTTAATGTATTATCATTTACTATCATACCGTTACATACATATAATCCACTGAATGAACTTGCTGTACCAACAAGAGCGGCACCCGTTATGCTATTAGTATTAACTCCAACATTAGCAGTATTGTATACTGTTCTGTCATTAGCAATAACTGTAACTGTATTTACCTGTATGGCCATCTTCGTGTCTCCACTAGGCGTTTTTTATATTTAGCAGTTTTTTTCTAATTTTTCTACTTTTGCAGAAAGTTCTTTGACTGCTTCAATTAATACCCCGATTAAACCATTATACTTAACGGTTTTATAATCAGTATCATCAGACACAAGTTCTGGAAAAATCTTTTCAACTTCTTGTGCGATTACACCAATTGCAGATTTATTTGTATTTTTCCATTCGAAAGTCACACCATTTAATTGAAGTAGTTTTGATAATGGTGATTGAATTGGTTTAATGTTTAATTTTAGGTTTTGATCAGAAGTTGTATTGAAGTCAACTGCAGTAAGAACTCCAGTACCACTCAGAGTTGCAACGTTTGTGGTTCCTGCATACCATTTAAATTGTGATGTTGAAGTATTAACGGAATTCCATAAAGTATTAGATTCAATGCCAAGTGCAAAATCAACATTAGAACCATCAACGTTGGGATATAAAACAATCTTAGTTCCTGCACTTCTTGTTGTAAATGCAGGAGCAGCAATACCATTAACGTTAAAATCAATTCTGTTTCCGCTAATACCATTCAGGTAGAGTTGTCCTCCACCAGTTGTTGTGGAGTTTGCTTGTGTGGATTGGAATTGTCCTGAAGCTGTAAAATTAGCAGCAGTTAAGATATTAGTGCTTGCATTGAATACAAATGCCTGTGCAGTACTTCTTGCCTTTGCAGTTTGGTTGCTTCCAAGTGCTCCAACCATAACTGGATATAAAGTTGCTGTTGAAGTATCATCAACAGCATTAATTACAGTTGAAGGTCCTGTTGCACCTTGAAGTCCTTGAGTTGCTTGAAGTCCTTGAAGTCCTTGACTTCCAGAACCCTGCATCCCCTGAACACCTTGTGTTCCTTGAGAACCTTGAAGTCCACCTCCACCAGTAAATCCTTGTAGCCCTTGAACTCCTTGAGTACTTTGAGTTCCTTGAAGTCCTTGAGTAGTAGTACCTTGAACTCCTTGAATACCTTGCCTTCCCTGATTTCCCTGAAGTCCTTGAACTCCCTGATTTCCCTGCAGTCCTTGAAGTCCTTGAACACCTTGAACACCTTGAGTACTTTGAATTCCTTGGGTTCCTTGGGTTCCTTGAAGTCCTTGGGTTGCTTGAGTACCTTGAGAACCCTGAAGTCCACCCCCACCAGTAAATCCTTGAATACCTTGAGAACCTTGAAGTCCTTGTGTTGCCTGAGTTCCTTGAGAACCTTGAAGTCCTCCAGAACCAGTAAATCCTTGAAGTCCCTGAACTCCTTGAGCACTTTGAGTTCCTTGAAGTCCTTGAGCATTCTGAACACCCTGAATACCTTGAGTACCTTGAGCATTCTGAACACCTTGAGTTCCTTGTCTACCTTGAAGTCCTTGGAGTCCTTGAACACCCTGAAGTCCTTGCAATCCTTGAACACCTTGATTTCCTTGAAGTCCTTGAAGTCCTCCAGAACCAGTAAATCCTTGAGTTCCTTGCAATCCTTGAAGTCCTTGAACACCTTGAACTCCTTGAGTACCTTGAACTCCTTGAACTCCTTGAACTCCTTGAACTCCTTGAACTCCTTGAGTACCTTGGGTTCCTTGAAGTCCAGCAGAAATGGCGGCTGTCCAACTGACTCCAGCACCAGTAGAAATAAGAATTGATGATGCAGTACCTACTTGATTATTAAAATCATAAAGTCCTCCATCAAGTTTTAAACTTCCGTAAATTCTTGTTCCACCTTTAAGTTTTGCCATTTCTTATGCTTGTGCCTCAGTCCAAGAAAGTCGTGCAAGTACATCAACTGCTGCACCACCTACATTTGTTGCAGTAATTGTAAGAACATCAGGTCCATCAGGATAAATTTGAGTATTAGCAGTTGCTCCCCCACCACCAAGAATACTATTACCCAAATCTCTAACTTTATCCAAATCAATACTTGAGGTATTATTAACAAAGAATCCAGCAGTCACTTCACCACCAGATATAGTTGTAGAACCACCAGCATAGTCAGCAATTTGTGCTAAACTGGAATTTTGAAGTCCAGTAATATTACCAACAGCATTTGTCCAGGCTGTTGCACTACTTGGAGTTGCATTCAAGTATGCTCTTACCAAGAAGTTTGCTCCAGTTGTTTTTGTTGTAAGGTCAAGAGTACGAAGAACCAACTGCATTCTATTGATCAATTCTCTTGCACCAAATGCTGCTGCAATACCATTATCTACTGATGGAGAAACACGAATAGAGAAAAGTGCTTTGGTTGAACCAGGAGATCCTGCTGCTGCAAGATTAGTAAAGGTAGTTTGTCCATATGTGAAAACCAAAGATTTATCATCGTCAAATCGTCCATCCATAATCACACTTGTTCCCCAGTGTGAGATTGAAGGTCCATAAGTCGGGAATGCAAACTCAACTGCTGTTGGATCAAGTGCAGAATATGTAAATGTCTGTCCTGATGTTGCTCCCATAGGAACTGCTGCAACAGTTGGGTTTAATGCAGTTGCTGCCTGACTTAATGTAATATTTCCAACACCAATCGCACTAATATAAGTACCATCAGGAATACCAAGTCCACCAACTGCAGTACTAATAACTCTTTGTCCTACTTGTAGGTTTGTGGTTGATGCGGTTGCCACATTTGAACCTGATGCAACTGTAAGAGTAAAGGAAGTATTACCAGATCTTCCTCTAGTTAATCCAGTGAATGCGGTTGTACCAATACCAGCATAATTCACATATTCATAAGTTTCTGCGTTTCTGATGCATAATGTTCCAGAAGTTGGGAATCCTGCGGTGCTTGCAACGCCAACGATACTATCAGATGCTCCTAAAGTAGTGGTAAGTTGAGTTGTTGGAGGTCTGCTTTCAGATTCATATCTTGCAGGTAAGTTTCCAGAACGCATATATGCTTCTGTATTCACATTATTGTTTACAACTTTATGAACATAGAATACATTACCATCTGGACCTCGGAAGCCCCAACGAATAAATCCAGCACCATACCAAGAATAGTCCATATAGAACATCTGCATCTTGGTGAGATCTATATTATAACCAGAAGGTCCAGTACCATCACACTTATCAATATTCCAAGATGATTGTGGATATTTTGTATCTTGTGTTTTTGAAGCAATTACATAATCAGCAGTTGCTCCCCTATAAGAAGGAGAAATCGTCATACTTGTATCACTTGCAATATCAACAACACGATAGGATTGTCCACGAAGAACAATAAAATCTCCAATACTTAATTGTTTTGAAAATGCTGTTGGAAATGTTGCATTTGTTTGTGTTACAGTATTAATTCCACTACTAACACTCACTTTTCCTGCAAGTTGGAATGTAGAGTTTCTACGAACCGCAGAGAGTGTTTGTCCATCAAACTCAAAGAAAATGCCGTTTTGTGCATCAAAAGTTCCAAGACGATTAGAACACCCATACCAACTTGAAACATTACAACTATAAGTACCAGATGCAATCGTTGAACCAATTCCTGCTGTTGAAGTAACTTGGAAACTATTATATCCTGTTACGGAAGTTACAGAATAGGTTCCATTATATCCAGTTTCATTCGCACCAGAAATTGTGATTACAGTTCCCGGAGTTGCTGCCTGAATATTATGCTGTTCTTTTGTTTGAATATTAATCGTACTTCCAATACTTAATCCAGTAGAAGTTAAAGAATCGATTTGAAGATTTGGTTTAAGAATTGTACCAGAACTGACTTGAATACCTTTACCAGATTGATAACGGAAATATCTTCTTGTTTGGCGAGTTGCTGCTTGAAAATTGGAAGTTGCATTACTTGTAAAAAATACTCCACCATCAAAAGGACGATGTAAGAACTGTCCTTGAGGTCTTACATAAACTATACCACCAGTTGGATTTCCTCCTGCTGGTGCATATTGCGAATAATATGTAAAGGTTCTTGAACTTGTAATACCAGCAACAAAGAAAGAACCATTTGCTTCAGTTCTTGATGTTCCAACAATCGCAACTTCATTTCCAATTGCAAGTCCATGAGGAACTGTTGTACTTACTGTAATTGCAATTCCAGTAGTGTTTGATACAAATGTTGGCGTTAAACCAATTGCGGCATTAGCATAAATTGTTCCACTGAAAATACCAGTTTTGTTTGAATCAAAAATACTAGTAACTGTTCCAGTATTTGTTGCTCTTGCAGTATAAGTAAAGATTGTATTTCCAGCACCACTAAGTGATTCTATAAGAAAGTTTCCATTTGCAATATTCAAATAAGTATCTTGAACCGTAATTGCAGTTCCAATTCCAGGTGCAGTTACAGCTAGTCCAACTGTGACTGTTCTAGAATTTTGTGGAAGAGTCATATAATTAATTGTACCGATACCAATAGGAGAAGAGAAGGCAAAAGGACGATTGTTAATTGTCGAAAGATTTTCCCACTTAGAGATTTGAGTACCATACTCAAAGTCAGTATCAATCAGTGCTTGTGGTGATGATGTACGGAATTTGTTTACTGGATCTTGGTATACTTCGGAAGGTGTAAACTTCTCATCATACTCATCTACGGTGATTTGAAGTTTATCAGTACTACTCATTCCAGCAGTATTATAATTTAATACGACTGTGGTTGTATTTGTACCACCAGAAGTTGATACAGTATAAGTATTTGCTTTTAGGTTTGAATCGGAAAAATTATAGATTACCGTGTTCGTCGTTACATTGGTAATCAGTATTAATCGTTCCCTCTGAATAGCACGGGGAATGACAATAGTATTTGTGGATGGTGTAAATGTATATCCAGTTTCAAGTATTGCCTTTCTTGCCATAATTAATGAATACCTTTGATGTATTTATGTGTTAGTAAATGGTGGTAATTTCATCAATCTCATTATAAACAATCACCGACTTATCAGTATTTTGTCTCATATATCTTCCTTGTCCTGGACCATATAAAACACCAGCAAATTCATCATAAACAATATCATAAGGAGGAAAGACATTTGCTGTC